TACATCATCATCAGGAAACCTAGCCATACAAAGTGCAAGTATACGGCGAGTCGGTAAGTCTTGTACTCTAAATGCCTCTTCTCCATCTAACTTAGCACGTACCGCATCCTCGATGAACTTTGATCTTTGGTTTGCTTTGCGCCTGGATTCTAATTCTCCAACCATCATGTATGGCAGATATACCTTAATCTCTATTTTTTTTCTCATTCTTCTTCCCCCATATTGAGAATTAATCTACAAATATCGCACTCTGCACACACGCAAGGCCATTTTAGTAGAAATCGATGTTGTTCTATCCATGTTGCTTTACGAGAACCGTCCCAGTTGTGGAAAAAGGTCCCCGACATTTCCAATGTTTGTCCCATAATGCTCCCCTTGTGGTACGGGGAGGGAGCGACCCCTTATAGAATGGTAGGATAAACAGGCCACTGCGGGGCAGTTATGGCCTTAGCGACAGCCCACCTGTTCAAGACTAAGGAAAGGGATTGTTTATAGATGTAGTAGTATCAAAAGTAAACTATGGCAACAGCAAAGACAGGTAGTTTCTACCTAACAGAGACAATTACTCTACCAGCCGGAACAGCAGATGGTGGAAGAGTACAAGGAAGCATAGATTTAGGCGCATATGTAAACGTGCCAACAGGACAAGCAGTAGCAATTGAATCAGTCGATTTTATTCTACAAGTTGGTAGTGATTATGGCGGTACAATTGCCGCAGTAGCAGCAGCAGATTCTGGTGTATCTCTACAACTAACTGACCTTAATCCAGGTACAGAGTTTGTTAGGGCTGACAATCAATCACTAATTGCATCACAGCATATTGACATTGACAACGGTAACAATAGTTCGACCTCTGAGCAAGATCTATATCCCGACAACTTTGGTCCTGCTGCTCTTAGTGAAGCATTTATGGTTGTAAACGATACTCTCTATCTAGTTGGAGGTATCAATGGAGCCGCTGCTGCATCAAACTTATTCATGACTGCAAGAATCAAGTGCAGAGTAGTTAAACTATCCAACAAAGACTTCATGGCAATTGCAATACAGTCGACCGCTTCAGATAACTGAGGTGGTTAACCTGGTCAAAGTCGAAGGAACCCTTGCTGAACTGAGGGAAATGTTTGGTAAACTTGAGCGTGGTGCTGATGTTGTGGTTAAAGAAGCCACAGCAGTAAAGAAAGCAGCAACTAAAACCAAGCGTAAACTATCTGCCTGGCAGAAGTACATCAAGAACAGTAAGAACCACATCAAGTTCAAATCTGGATCGAGAAAAGGGCGACTAGATTTGGCTAAAATGTCCAGAGCATTCAAGAGATCCAGGAGGAAGTGAAATGGCAAAGAAAGTTGATCATGAATTGGCTGATCCATATCAGAGAATTATTTCAAAAGTCATTCCACCTGTTAACGGATTAAAAAATGAAGTAGATGCGGAATATACTACACTTGCAGGGTCTGAATGGGTAAAATTAACAGAATTAGGTTTAGGATATGAAAGTTCAATTGATCTATCTGGTTATGCAAATCAATACTTGACATACTTTCCAGAAGTTGCATTTAACCAGGGGCCGGCTAGAGTAGCAATTACAGGAAGCGAAGCCGGTGGAGTAATAGAAGCGGTAGCAATAACAACTGTACCAATGGATCTTCAAGTATTTGCTAATACAGTAATACAAGGTGGAGGACCAGGTTTACCATCACTAACTGCAGATTCTCAATCTATGGATTATTCAACAGCATTGTACTATAGAGTTGATACTCATTTAGTTGATACTGCTACTCCAAATGTCAGAGGCGTTACAAGACTTGCATCAACTGCTCAACTTGGTTCAATTTCTGCTACTGCAGCCGACAAATTGTACATTTACAAAGTAGTGTTACCAATCTTTTTGACATCTGTTAACACCACTGAGATAACTAGCATTTTATCTACAGCAGAACGTGTTGGTTTTATTGGTCAAATGGCTGAAGAACCAACTATTGAATACATGATGAGATTAAAGAGATCGTATGAACTTGCGAACCAGGTGTAAGCATGAGATATTATTCTTTAATGCCCTCTGAATTGATTAAAACATTCAGACCATTGTTTCGCATCGTTGGCGAAGCAGCCGAGGCAGGTATTGCATTTGGAACTGAAGCCGCTAAGTTTCAGAAAGAAACAGGTCTATTAGGCCAGCGTGGTGCTTACGGTGGCGGTCCTTTTACACCAGAAGGCATACGCCAAGAACAACAAATGTTTACCTTTACACCGTCAACAAGACAGTTTTAGATCTACATAACTTGGTGCGATCCAAAGATTGCTGTAACAACTACAAGTAATGCAGCAACAAGTTTCTTTACCATCGATTCTATTGTATCTTCCATTTTTATCATGCGACGTTCAAGTTCTAACAACTTGACATCTTGCACTTCATCCTTACTCATTTAATCGGCTCCGGTACTTTAACTGGATGAGACTCCCACCCACATTTCTGTACAGGGCATGCTTTACCTACATGAGTTATTTTGTCTCCTGGTTGCCAGTAAAAGCCTCCGCAATAATACACAGTTACACATTTACTTCCGCACTCAAAACACTTCATTTTACTCACTCCGCCGGGGTCACTGTATACAATTTACCATTGATACGAATTAGTTTGACAGCCCTGCGCCAAACTGCGATTTCTCCAATCTTTACGAATTGGTAATTCTTTCCTGGATCGCGGTGGTAAAGTGTTCTACCTTCTTTGACAGTCATTCAGATTCCTCCATTAACTTTAGACACATTGTACGTAGTACATCATCATCAGGAAACCTAGCCATACAAAGTGCAAGTATACGGCGAGTCGGTAAGTCTTGTACTCTAAATGCCTCTTCTCCATCTAACTTAGCACGTACCGCATCCTCGATGAACTTTGA